GACAAATGGAGAATAGTGAAACTGCTATCACTACTTTAATGGATACAATAAATGAAGGTGATGTATCTCCTAGAATGTTTGAAGTACTAAGTGACTTACAGAGAACTCTTTTAGATATTATTAAAAGTCAAACTATGTACATGGTAGCAATTGAAGAAAATGCCAAAAAGACAAGTAGAGATATTGATGTTTATCATGGTACACCTGAAGGAGATTCAAGAAATAAAACAAGTGGAGTTAAATCAAGAGGTACTAAAGATTTAATGAGAGCATTACAAGAAACTATAAACGAAGAAGATATAGAAGATGTCGATAGCGATACGGATGAAGAATAATTATATTCTTACAAAAGAAATACCAGCAGAAACAAAAACAGAAAGTGGTTTATTTTTGCCAACACCTAAATATAATAGAAAGGCTGAAGTCTTGTCTGTAGGTACAAATGAATCAATTAAACCTGGTGACATAATAATAAAAACAATAGGTAAGGGTACTGAATATACTCATGAAAATGAAAAGTATGAGATACTTCATATTAATCATATCCTTGCAAAAGTAGAAGATGCCACAGAAGCCTAGACCAGATAGCGCCGGTTTTGAGTTCAGTATTGGAAAAGCTGAACAATCCTTTTCATGGACAAGTGATAAGGTAGAGCAACTTATGCTTGCTATTGAAGAAGGATATAAACCTAAAGCAACTCCATTTTATGAAGGTAACCCTAATTTAAGAAAAGGTAACATTGTATTTAATTATACTGCAAATGAATTAAAGGAGATTAAGAAATGTGCAACTGATATTGTATATTTTGCAAATAATTATTGTACTGTAATGACAGATCATGGTTTACAGACAATTCAATTAAGACCTTATCAGGAAGAAATGTTAAGGCAGTTTCAAAAAGAGAGATTTAATATATGTCTTGCAAGTAGGCAGGTTGGTAAAACGATATGTTCTTCAATCTTTATTGCTTGGTATGTACTTTTTAATTTTGATAAGAATGCATTAGTACTTTCAAATAAAGGTGCAACAACCAGAGAAATTATTGATAAAGGTAAAACTATATTGGAGCATATGCCTTTCTTTTTAAAACCGGGAGTTTTAAAATGGGATGTATTTAATTCAAAATTTGATAATGGTTGTAGGATCATTGGTCAAACCACTACAAAGAAAGCAGCAATTGGTTTTACTATTCATTTATTATTTATGGATGAGTTTGCCCATATACCTCAAAACTTTGTAAATACTTTTTATGAAAATGTATATCCAACAGTATCGGCTTCTCAAAACTCTAAGGTTATTATTACAAGTACACCTAATGGTTTTAATAAATTTTATGACATTTATTCGGCAGCAGAAAAAGGCTTAAGTGAATATACACCATTCCGAGTTGATTGGTGGGATGTACCAGGTAGAGATGAAGCATGGATGAGACAAGAAGTTGCTAACTTAGGAAGTGACGAAGCATTTAATCGCCAATATGGAAATCAATTTATTGCAAGTTCATCTTTATTGTTAGGAGCTGATAGTCTTAAAAAATTACAAACCGAACAAAAAGAATTTGTACATCGTGAATTACCTGCATTTGATGATGAAGATGTTGATTATGAAGGAATGTTATGGCACCCTGATTTTAACCTAGATGATATAGAGGAAGATAATAATTATTGGTTATTCTCTGTTGATATTGCAGAAGGTACGGGTGGTGATTATTCGGTTATCAATATATTTAAGATTGAGATAATGGATGAAAAGGATTGGAAAAGAGTAACATCTCCTGGTAGTTTTATTGATTTTTATAGAATGAGGCAAATAGGAAGGTTCCGAAGTAATTCACATACTATAGAAGAATTTGCAAAATCTCTCTATATTTTAGCTTATGATATGTTTTATTCGGAAAATGTAAAAATGATCATAGAATGGAATATGTTTGGTGGTGAACTTATTAAAAGAATGGAAACTGTCTTTCCACAAAGAAATGATTTTGATGAAGAATCTATTGTAAAATTTAAACATAGGATAGATGCCAAATCAAAGAAATTTGGTTTAAAGGTTAAAAAAGATAACAAACCTATATTTTGTCAAAACTTCAAAAAATATATTTCACAAAATAGAATAATTCTTCTGGATAAAAATACCGTTTATGAAGCATCAACATTTGGTAAATTACCTAATGGAAGTTATGCAGGCCAATTAGGAAATGATGACCTCATAATGACATGTATAAATAGTTCTGAATTCTTCTTTACTTTGGACTTTTCGGATTTTGCTGAAGAGATTCATGACGAGGTAGACCAAAGTATACAAGATAAAATTGATGCTATACTAGAACAAGATGCAAAGGGCGGAAATCTTAATTATGATATCTACGACTTGGTATAAAAAGTAGTAAGTGTTTGAATATATAAAAAAAGCAAATAAAAAAAATAATATAAGATGGCACTAGATCCTAAAATCGCTTCGATCAAAGCAGCAGGTACTTATCGTTTTGAATTTGACAAAAGTCAGATTGTTAGTATTCCTGCAAATCAGACCAGATTAATTGTTGGTTTTTCTAAAAAAGGACCATTCAATACACCAGTATTTGTACCAGATACTGCATTCTTTAAACAAGTATACGGTGATATTGATAGAAACCTTGAGAGAAAAGATTCATTTTTCCACAGAAGCTGTTTAGCAGCATTGGAAAGAGGACCAATTTTAGCTCTTAATCTTCTTAATTTAGATTCGGCAGATAAAGTTGACTTTATTAAATTCGGTACTGCTGCAACACCAGAAGCACAGGCAAATGCTGGCGCATTAGGAGAATATCAAAAGTTTTACAACAGAGATAAATTCTTTTACCCAGATACTAATTCGTTCCTAGATAACGTAGGTGCGAATAGAACAACATTAAGTTCTTTAACAACTAATGACCTTTTAGATTTTACAAACTTAGGACAAAATCCAGTTTCAGTAATTGTAAGAAAAGCTGCTGATGCTAATGTAGCAGGATTCAATGTAACTGCTGAAGAATGGTACGGAGCTGCAAATGTTCCAGGATTCTTAAATAAAGATAGTTTAATTTCTGACTTTATGGTAGATATATTTGTTATAGAAGGTAACTTCGGTGGAGACTTCGGTTCTTCTACTCCTTATGACAGATTTGTAGCGGATCCAACATTCCAACAGTATTTTGATAAAACAAAAGGTATTAAGAGAAAATTATTTGATTCAGATTCAACCGATACTATGTTGGCTGAATTCTTTAATGAATCAGAAGTTAATTTAATTGCAACATACACTGCATCATTACTTCCTAATTTTGTTGACTTAGTAGGAAATAACCTTTTCGTTGAAAAAGTTGTTAATGCTGATACTGCAACTACAGGAGTATTTGTAGCAGTAAATGAAGATCTTTTCAGTGGAGATATATTAATAGATGGTGTTGCAGGTGGAATTGATTTAATTGGTCATAACATCGAATATACACAATCTACTTCAATCCAAGATGATGTTAACTTCCTTTCATACCAAGGTGCAATTGTATCTGATTTAAGTTATGGAAGAACTGTAGAAGCAGGAACTGCAATTACAATTGGAGGTAGTGAAAATGTTTCTATATCTGATTTAACTGCTGGTGGAGTACAAATTCAAATAACAGGAGGAACTGCAGGTGATGCTTTATTTGATGCATTATCCAGTATGAGAGCCAATACTTCAACTTTAGTTGGATCTTATGTATTGACAACAGGTAATAAATATGCACCTGTTATATCTCAACAAGTTGTTGGAGGTACTGCAACGATTACAATTTCAGGAGCAGGAAGTATTACTGCATCAGACTTTAATGTGAGCGGTGGTGCTACCTTTACATATATTAATCATTCTGATTTTAACTTCGTGGTTAATGAAAATGCAAACGGTGGAGCTGCTGGAATTATAGGTTCTTATGGAAGTACATTATTTACTCAATTCTCTAACGGTACAGTTACTGATGGAGATGAAGCGGTATTTGTAGATTCATTAGGAACACAATTTACTAACTATGTAGTATTCAATGCTGTTGATTATGGATTCATTCATACAGGAGCACCAACTACAGCAGGTAATAAATATGAAATCACAGATTCAAGTTATTACTTACCAGCTGTTCAACTTATTCCTTATGCTGATAATTTATTTACAACATTAAGAACACAAGCACAATTTGATTTAGATGCTGCAAACCCTGCACATTTCTTAGATTCAGATGCTGCAAGTGGTGGAGATAATACATTGGTGATTCAAACACTTAAAGGATCTCTTAACAGAAGTATTGATATTATAGCTGATTCTATATCTGAACCTAGTCTTAAACCTAATCAGGTATTAATTGATGCTGCTAACCAAGATGCTTCGGCTGTTGAAGTTGGTAATTATTTAATACACTCTGAAGGTTCTACTTCAGTACCACATTCAAGAT